AATATGGCACAAACAGTAACAGAATGTCTAGCAGCAGGAACTGATAGCGTAAACTTAATTGACGGTGTAAAAGCTGGAAGTTGGAACGTGGAAGGAATGACACAAGCTGAAATAAATGAAATGGTACAAAGGAATGTAGACCATTTAGAAGTTATTTTAGCGTATGCACCTGTTGATAGTGATGACGATACGCCTGATGTAAAAGGAGCAGCAGATAGTAAAAAGACTACTCACGTTGCAGCAGTTGCAACTGGTAAGAAATACATAACTGACAACAGTTAATTTTAATAATAATATTTGAGGAGATATTAAATGAAAGAAAATACAGCAACACTGCCTGACGGCACAGAACTACCTGAGTCAGAAATGACACAAGAACAATTGGTCGCGATAAGACATATAAAAAGTTTAAGAAACAAAATCGCAAATTTAGAATTTGAGCTTAATGAACTTTTACCTAGTTTGCGTTTTTATGAAAACTCTTTTGTGGAATCTACCAAAGAAAAAGCAGAAGAAGTTATGGATGATAAATCAAATAATACCAAAGGGGGTAAAAAATGATTGCAGATATAATAATGTGGGTAACAGCTATAGTAACTATTTCTAGTTTAATAGCAGCAAGCACACCAACGCCAAAAGATGATGTTTGGATTGGTAAACTCTATAAAGTTATAGATATGCTTGCTTTAAATGTTATGAAAGCCAAAGATAAGTAATGTACGAATACAAGTGTAATATTACGAGAGTTGTAGATGGTGATACGGTAGATGCAGAAATTGACTGCGGCTTCGACATTGTTTTCAAGTCTCGTATACGCTTGTACGGCATTGACACCCCGGAGAGCCGGACCCGGGACTTAGACGAAAAAGCACGAGGAAAAATGGCTGCTAAGTTTTTAAAAGACCATATAAAAAAAGCAGACCTTGTAAAAGTTAAAACCAAGCTTGATAAAAAAGGTAAGTTTGGCAGAGTCTTAGGTAGCATCATAGCTGATGATGTGGACCTAAACGAATCAATGATACAAAAATATTTAGCTGTAGCCTACTTTGGTCAAAGCAAGGACGATATAGAAGCAGAACATCTAGTCAATAGAGATAAGCTGATAGAGCTAGGTGAATTTGAACCAGTAGAATAATGGACGGTGTAGTTCAATTAATTAATGAAGTTGGTTTTCCAATAGCAGCAGCTATAGGATTAGGTCTTTTTATTTGGAAACTTATTAACAAAATCATTGACGGCATGGAAACAAAAGTAGATGTACTTGATGAAAAAGTATCTGCGCAAATATCTGAAATAGAAGCAAGACTAGGAGCAAAACTAGACTCACAACACGGTATTTTGGTAGCTCTTATAGACAGAGTGCGTTCTGTTGACAATGAGATTATTAGACAAGACACGCTTTTGAAGACTATACTTGGTGTACCACAATTGATGCACACCGATAGGTTAGCAAAGGCGGATAGAGATGACCAAAGGAAAGATTAAAAGAAAAGTAGGCAGACCAAGTAAAGCAGAACTAAAACGCAGAAAGGAAGAAGCTGAAAAAAATAAAGTTTTATGGTTTGTAATCGCCATAGGATTTGCTTTATTTGTAGGTATATTTACACAAAACTTACGAGCAGACCAAATAGTTCATAAGTTCAAATCACCAAGTTTTAGCGGTATAGGCACAAGTTCCCATTGGCTTACTATAGAAAACCAAGAGTTCTCAAGAAAGTTAACCATCAAAGAGGAGATTAAGGCCTTACAGGATGAAATAGAAAGAGAAAAAGAAAACTCTACCCTAGCAAGATTTATGCGTAATCTTGAATCAAGAGTTTATGCAGAACTATCAAGACAGCTTGTAAACAACCTATTTGGCGAAACACCATCAAGCTCAGGTACAATAACCTTAGAAGGAAATACCATTGAATACACAAGTGATGGCGTTACATTAACACTTAAAATAACAGAAGCAGATGGCACAATTACAGAAATTACAATTCCTATCGGTACTTTTACTTTCTAGTTGTTCAATCTTTGACCAATTTGACGATACTTATGAGCAAAGATTCAAAGCAAAAGATGTCGTTAAAATATCAGAACTGCAATCCTTAGAGCTACTTAATGTACAAAAGCCACAAGTAAAACCAGTAGTTGCTGTTTATCCATCATCTTTTACAGACCAAACAGGACAAAGAAAAAGCAACAGCGAGTTTGCTTTATTTAGTACGGCTATAACACAACAGCCAAGTTCTTTATTAATTAGAGCATTAAAACATGCAGCAGACGGTGATTTTTTTGTAGTAGTAGAAAGAGTTGGTTTAGACAATTTAACCAAAGAAAGACAGCTCATTCGTTCTGCAAGAGAACAATCTGCATCAGAGGAAGATAAAAAGAAAGCATTGCGACCATTGTTATTTGCAGGCGTGCTTATAGAAGGTGCTGTCATTTCTTATGAAACCAATCTAACTAGCGGAGGTGCAGGCGCACGTTGGTTAGGCCTCAGTTCCTCTGTTATGTATAGAGAAGACAGTGTTACCCTGTCTTTGAGAATGGTATCAGTAGCAACTGGAGAAATATTAATAGAAGTTTTAACAGAAAAAACCATATTTTCATACGGCAAATCAGACGATATTTTTAGATTTATAGAGGCGAATACCGAGCTAGTAGAAATAGAAATGGGTAATGCTAGAAACGAGTCAGGAACTATAGCACTAATGCGAGCCATTGAAACGGCAGTGTTAGAACTAATACAAATTGGCTATAACAAATCATACTGGGTTTTACAACCTAAAAATGAAGGAGTAGAATAATAATATGAAAAATAAATTAATAAGCATAATAGCTATTATTTCTTTGGGAGCTTTTGCGGCAGATAACGAAATATTTGTAGACCAATCAGGTACTGGTGCAAATATAGACTTGGAACAATTAGGAATATCTAACATTATTGGTGGGTTAAACTCTACAGCAGGCAGTGTTAATGCACTAGACCTAGACGGAAACACAATGACTCTTGATATTAATATGATTGGTGCAACTAATAAGTTTCTTGGTGATATATTTGCAGATAACTTTACAGGTTTGTATAACTTTACCGGTGGTACCAATACATTTACTATCCAAGTAGACCCAACAGATACATATAGTTCAGACGGTTCTGACCAAAATGTAGCTGTAACAGGTAGTGGTAATACCTTTACTTTAAATCAAGGAACGACTGCAATAGCAGCATCTTTGAATTTAGATTGGATTATTCAAGGTTCTAACAATACTATTACTTCAAACATTAACATTGACGGAGCCACAAACTACGTTGATATTGATGGGTCGGATAATACATTAACCTATACAGGTACAGGTGCTAATGCTTCAGCAGGTGGATATTTTTACTTAGACCATACTGGCGGCTCAAGAACTTTTAATATTCAACAACTGAGTACCCAAGATAATGACTGGCTTAAAATTATATCAAATGGCGGTAACGCTAGTTCTACTGTTTGCGTTATCCAAAACGACCAAGGTACAAGCACAGGCTGCTAGTATTGGAGATATTTCTGAACTAAACGGTTCAGCACAAATAGTAAGAGATAAGCCTTACGATGCCAACTTAGAATTTGCTATACAAAGCAATGATGAGGCTATAACGACCAATGGACGTATGGCCATTACTTTCTTGGATGATTCTGTTGTAAAACTTACAGAGTTTAGCGAATTAATTATTGATGAATATATCTATGACCCGGACCCATCAAAAGCCAAAATGGCTCTTACCTTTGGTCTAGGTACAGCAAGGTTTATTACAGGCAGTCTAAACAAGATAGACAAAAAAAATATTAGTCTTAAAACACCTACAGCCAATATTTCAATTAGAGGTACCGATTTTACAGCTACAGTAGATGAGCTAGGTAGGTCATTAATTATACTTTTACCTGATGCACTTGGATTATCAAGTGGTGAGATAGAGGTGGTCACTGCAATGGGTACCGTTCTTTTAAATAAACCATATCAAGCTACAACGGTAAGCGTGTTTGAATCAGCTCCAAGTAAACCTGTTATCTTAGATTTAACACTTGATGTCATAGATAACATGCTTATTGTTACTCCTCCTAAAGAAGAAATAGTCATACAAGAAGAAACCACAACAACAAAAGGCGACAGCGTGCTTGATTTTAATGATTTAGATATAGACTATCTTGCTGAGGACTTTCTTTCTGACGATAGCCTTGAATACAATGAGCTTTCAATCAATTATCTTGATGTAAATTATTTGGAAGACTTATTAAATGTTTTAGATGCATTGGCTATAGCAGAAGAAGAAGATGTTTTAGCACAAGCAACTAGCACGCAAATAACAGGAACACTTTTAGGCAGAGACCCTGAAACACAAATTACCACATTAATAACAGGTAATGTTGTAAGCCTTAGAAGACAGGTGAATGAAAGCGTCCGCGTGGATTTAGACGGCAGCAATTCTTACACAGTCATCTTTATACAAGACGGTATTTCTAATGTGGTTAAAGTAAATGGAGGCGGTGATTCGGTCATAACAATTACTCAGTCAGATTAAATAAGTGTAGATAAGTGTTGTTTTATATGATGCTCTATGTATAATTAAAAAAAGGAGTAAGTTATGAGAGTTTTAAGTTTATTTGATGGTATGAGTTGTGGTCGTATTGCATTAGACCGTTTAGGCATACCTGTAGAAAAGTATTACGCAAGTGAAATAGATAAGTATGCTATGCAAGTCAGTACAGCAAACTATCCAGATATTGAGCAGGTTGGTGATATTTGTGACCTAGACCCCAAAGACTATAAAGATGTGGACCTTATGCTAGCTGGCAGTCCATGCCAAGGATTTAGTTTTGCAGGCAAACAACTTGCTTTTGATGACCCAAGAAGTGCTTTGTTTTTTGAGTTCATACGTTTGCTCAAAGAAATAAAACCAAAGTATTTTTTGCTTGAAAACGTAAGAATGAAAAAAGAGTTCTTACAAGTTATATCTGAACAAGTATCAGAGTGTTATCCTGAGATACCTTTTGGTATTGAGCCAATATTTATCAACAGTTCGCTTCTTACAGCCCAATCAAGACAAAGATATTATTGGACTAACATACCAAACATAGAACAGCCCGAAGACAGAGGCATAGTTTTACGAGATATACTAGAAACAGAGGTTGATGACAACTTGGATAAAATGACAAGCAAAGAAGGTAAAGCACATTGCTTGACTGCAAGTTATACAGGAGCTGTGCCATGGAACAGTATAGAAAAAAGGCAAAGGACTATGGTTCCTGTAAACAAACCAATAAAAGTAGGTATGAATGTAGAACAAGTAAAAGTAAGAAAACACCAAGTTCATATTGAAAGCTTAAAGTGGCTTTTGCGAACAATGAAAACTAACAGTGGCAAAACTAATAAACAAATAGCTGTAGAAACCAATATGCCTATTACCAAGGTTGAGCATTGGTTTAGAAATGACAGTAGCTTTGCTATACCGAGTGATGATATTTGGTTTAAGCTAAAAGAAGTATTAGGTCTTAAAACAGACATATTTGATGCACAGATTATGGAGTTTGAGTATCGTGACGGTGTGTATGAAAGCAAACAAAGAGTTTATAGCGAAGAAGGTAAGTCACCTACGCTAACAGCATCTAATAAAGACCAATACATAGAAACCAAGCCTAAACAAGTAGGTGTTGCAGTAGATATAAACGGACATGACATACTCAAACGAGTCTACAGTCCAGATGGTAAGTCGCCTACAGTAAACACGTGTCAAGGTGGTAATCGTGAGCCAAAGGTAGTCACTGGTGGTGCTTTTCGTGGCAGAGCTTATGATAAAGACGGCAAACGCATGGATAGAGACGGTAGTTCTGTAGCCAATAAAACCAAACAAATGCTTGAACTTAGGAGAGATAACAAATCAAATGCTATAACTACTGTTGGTAAAGATAGTGTCGTTGCAAGCGAAGACCTTACATGGCGTAAGCTTACACCTTTGGAATGTGAACGACTACAGACAGTTCCAGATAATTACACTAATCATGTGTCTAATACACAAAGATATAAAATGCTAGGTAATGGTTGGACGGTAGATGTTATATGCCATATATTTAAAAACATGGAATGAAAAAACTAATCGTACCAATATTGATAACACTAGCTTTACCGCTAGTGTTTCAATCTACTCCAACAGAAATACTAAAACTAAAAACATTTGACGCACTAGTTAAAGAACAAGAACCAAGTGGAAACTTTGTAATTCTCAACATATCAGAATCTGATGTTAGAGAAAGAGGTGGCTTTCCATTTCCAAGAAGAGACCTTGCACAAATACAAATAGACTTAATTAACGAAGGAGCTATTGGCGTTGGTTGGGCTATGAGCTTTTCAGAAGCTGACAGGTTTGGTGGTGATGATGTTTTTGCACAGGCATTGTCTTTTGCTCCAAGTGTGCTTGCTATGTTTGAAACACCAAACGGTCAATATCCAAAAACAGTTGGGACGGTCATCAAGGGAAACGAAGTTGGAGGCATACCAACACAGGGTATTGTAGAAAATATTGATGTATTAAAAGAACAAACCTATCAAGGCATTGCAACAGCTCCGGTAGATATAGATAATTTAGTTAGACGTATACCCTTGTTAATGAAAACACCTGATGGATGGTCGCCAAGTTTTGGAACAGAAATATTAAAAGCATTAACAGAAACAAGGTCTTATATTATCACTACAAATGATAATGGTATTCAGGAAATAGCAGTAAGACATTTGCCACCAATAAAAACAGATAACTTTGGCCGCAAGTGGGTTAGTTGGGTTGATACACCACAAACCACGTTAGAAGAGATGAAAGTTGCAGGCAAGTTTGTAATTATTGGCGTTACAGCAAACGGCGTTATGCCACAAGTAGCAACCCCAGTTGGATTATTAGAGCCACACAAAATACAAGCAGCACTAGCTGAGTCAATTCTTTTAGAAAACTCACCAATAATCCCTGACTGGTCTTTAGCAGCAGAAATACTAATTTTTACTTTAATAGTGTCTTTGACATGGCTTCTAATCAATTATCTTGGTATGACCCTAGGCATTGCATTAGCTATTTTAACAATGCTGTGTACGGCATTAGGCGGTTATTGGTTAATACAAACAGGTATTTTAATTGATGTAACTTGGACTTTAGTCTCACAATTTATTGCAGGAGCTATTGCTTTCTATTTACGCTTTAGAGAGCAGTTTAAATTGCGCCTACAAATTAAAAAACAATTTGAACATTACCTTGACCCAAGGCAAGTAAAACAATTACAGAAAAACCCTGATTTATTAAAATTAGGCGGAGAAAGAAGAAGGTGTACTTTTATTTTTACAGATTTACGAGGATTTACTGCACTGAGTGAGTCGGTTGAACCTGAGCAGGTGACATACATTATGAACAAGGTTTTAACAGCGCAAGTAGATGCAGTACAAAAACACGGAGGATTGGTAGACAAATTTATTGGCGATGCCGGGATGTACATATTTAACGCACCTCTTGATGTAAAACATCACGAACAAATAGCTTTTGAATGTGCTTTAGATATAATAAAAAATATTAAAGTGGTAAACCAAGAGCTAAAAGCAGAAGGTATGCCATCTATAGCCATAGGCATTGGTTTAAATACTGGTGATGCCATCGTAGGTAATATGGGTAGCAATACTAGGTTTGACTATTCTGCTATTGGCGATGCTGTTAATATTGCAGCTAGGCTTGAGTCTGCTACTAAAGAAAGAGGCGTAGACATACTCATTGGTGAAGAAACAGAAAAGTTTTGTGGTTATTCTTTAAAAGTGTTAGAATCTATCAAGGTTAAAGGGAAAGAGAAACCATTAAAAATTTATACAACAAGTTAATTAGATTTATGGCAACAACAAAAGAAGCAATTACCAAAATAGAAGCACACGAAAGAGAGTGTACGATTAGATACGCAAATATAGAGAAAAGACTAGAAGACGGCTCAAAGCGTTTTGATAAGCTAGAAAATATGATATGGGCTGTTTATCCGTTTATTTTACTTTCTGTGGTTTTATCTAAGTTTGTATGAGCAAAGTTTTAATAGGTGTAGTTTTTGTTTTAACAGCTATAACTTATTATTTATTTACCCAAAATCAAACACTTACAGCCAATAATCTTGCATTAGAAGGAGCTGTTGCTACACAAAAAGAAGCAATTGAAAGCCTGCAAAACGATTTTACTTTACAAACAAATAGTTTATTAGAGCTGCAGGGCAGAAACCAAGAGATTCAACAAGAGATGTCAAGGTATCTTGACATATTTAAAAGACATAATTTAACCAAATTAGCAGCAGCCAAACCCGGGCTTATAGAACCAAGAGTAAATAAAGGAACCAAAGATGTATTTGATAGCATTGAAGAAGATAGTCGCAACATTGACAGTCTTGATGATGGCTTGCAGTTGCAGTCTGCTACCAACTAAACAGGTAGAGATTGTATCTAAGCCTATAGAAAGAACTATAGTGCAGCCTGTTATGCCTAGGGAAATAGACCTTAAAGAGCCTTATTGGTATGTAGTATCAAATGAAAATATTGATGAGTTTTTAGTGCGAATAGAAAAAGAAAGCGGTCAAGTTGTATTTTTTGCAATGTCAGTACCTGATTATGAGCTTATGGCTTACAACATGCAGGAATTAAAGAGGTATATAAATGAACTTAAAGAAGTTGTTGTCTATTATAAAAAAGTTACGACACCACAAGAAGGAGATAATTAAAATGAAAATATCAAATGAAGGCATTAATTTAATTAAATTTTTTGAAGGCTGTCCTACGGATAAAGACGGCAACGTAGTTAGTTACAGGTGTGCAGCCAATAAAGCTACCATAGGTTTTGGCAGTTTAAAATTAATAGATGGTAGTCCAGTCAAAGACGACATGACTATAAGTAAACAAGATGCTGAAGATTTACTTGCACACGAATTACACGAGTATGAAGGTTATATTAATGACATGGTAAAAGCAGACCTTAAACAAAATGAATTTGATGCTTTGGTTTCATGGGTTTTTAATCTAGGTCCAAGCAATTTGCGAGCCTCTACACTGCTAAAGGTTTTGAATAACAAAGACTGGGCAGATGTTCCAAACCAAATTAAAAGGTGGAATAAAGTCGCAGGAGTACCTAACGAGGGATTGATGAAAAGAAGAAATGCTGAAGCCTTATTGTTTGAGGGCAAAGAATGGGGTACAGTTTAACTGACATGTTTGTTTGTGGATATTCACGAATATCTCCTCTCTCTCCTCAACAGCGTGTCAGGAGAGTCAAGCGTCCTTTAAAACATTTTGGCTCTCCACCTAATGCTTAATTTAGAAAACATAAAATCATTTGATGCTTTATCAAGAGATGAGCAAGTAGAAGCATTAACTCTCATAGATAAATGGAAAAACTTAAATGCAAGAGATAGATGTCGAGGTGATTTTTTAGAATTTGTAAAATTTCATTGGGAAGGATTTATTATGGGAAGACACCATAAAATCCTCGCAGAAAAACTAAATCGTATAGCACAGGGTAAATGTAAAAGACTTATGGTTATGCTGCCACCAAGACATTCAAAATCAGAATTTGCCTCTACCTATTTTCCCGCATGGATGATGGGTTTAAATCCAAGTTTAAAAATTATACAAGCAACCCATACAGCAGAACTAGCTGTAAGGTTTGGTAGAAGAGTTCGTAACATCATTGATACCGATGAATACCAAGCTATCTTTCCTGAAATAAACCTATCAGGCGATAATAAATCAGCAGGTCGTTGGACAACCGATGATGGTGGGGAAGCCTTCTACTCAGGTGTTGGTGGTGCAATTACAGGTCGTGGTGCTGATTTACTTATCATAGATGACCCACATTCTGAGCAAGATGCTATGTCTCCTACTGCTATGGACGCAGCTTGGGAATGGTACACATCAGGTCCAAGACAAAGATTACAGCCCGGAGGCACTATTGTACTTGTGATGACAAGATGGAGTACCAAAGATTTAGCGGGTAGATTATTAAAAAGACAGTCAGAAACACACGCTGACCAGTGGGAGGTTGTTGAATTTCCTGCAATTATGCCTGAATCAGAAGAACCTTTATGGGGTGAATTTTGGAAAAAAGAAGAGTTATTATCAGTAAAAGCATCACTGCCAATATCTAAATGGAACGCACAATGGATGCAGAACCCAACTGCTGAAAGTGGCTCTATAGTCAAAAGAGAATGGTGGAACACTTGGGAAAAAGAAGGTATACCAACTTGTCAGTGCATAATCCAAAGTTACGATACAGCCTTCAGCGCAAAAGAAACTGCTGACTATTCGGCAATTACTACATGGGGTATTTTTGACCCCGAAGATGGCAGCGAAAGCGCAATTGTATTATTGGATGCAAGCAGACACAGAGTTGACTTTCCTGAATTAAAAAACATAGCACTAGAAGAATATAAATACTGGGAACCGGATATTGTACTAATTGAGGCAAAAGCAAGTGGTACGCCATTGACACAAGAACTTAGAAAGATAGGAATACCAGTACAAGCCTACTCACCAAGCAGAGGACAAGATAAGGTTGCAAGAATGAACTCTATTGCACCTATGTTTGAAAGTGGTATGGTATATGCTACAGAAGACGCTTTTGCAGAAGAGGTTATAGAAGAGCTTGCTGCTTTTCCCTTTGGTGAAAATGATGACTTTTGTGATTCAACAACCATGGCTCTAATGAGAATTAGGCAGGGTGGATTGATTGATTTAGACAGCGATTATAAAGATGACATGTCTATGGATAGAAAGGCATTATCATATTATTAATTTTATGGATATAATGGATTTACTGTGATTGAAAACAAAAATCAAAATGAACGGTTTAGTAAGAATAAAATGTTTTTACAAAACTTTCATAATGACGTTTTGCAAAAAGGCAAGCAAGGCAAAGAAGGCAAAGATACAGTAACTATGAAAATAGTTTCAGTTGGCGATGCTCCTGACAGACATTACTTGTTGCCTGCTTTTGACCCAGTAACAGGTGAAGTTATGACAGATAATGACAAGATTTTAGACAAGTATAGGTCTTTAATAGAATCAGGAACTATACAAAGTTATAAAAATCCTGTTGATGCAGAAAAAGATAGAGATGTTATGTACAAAGAAATTATAGGTGTAAAATAAAAAAATGGTTACAGAAAGACAATTAGGAACAGAAAACAATCCTGACGTAATAGACCAAAGCAAGTCTGTTAACGTGCCTGTGGATGAGTTTGCTGTAAATGCACCCGAACCAACATTTGATGAAGCAATGATTGATGCTATGGAGATTACCATAGGTGAAGACGCTATATCTTTTGATGAGCCAATGGAAGAAGCGCAAGAAGAAATACCTTTTGACGCTAATTTGGTTGAATATTTAGATGATTCTATCTTGGGGTCGCTATCTTCAAAACTTATCTCTTCAGTTGAAAACGATAAAGAGTCAAGAAAAGAATGGGAAAAAACATATACTGACGGTCTTAAATATCTTGGTATGAGGTTTGACGAACAAAGAAGTCAGCCGTTTGAAGGCTCTAGTGGTGTCATACATCCAATATTATCTGAAGCAGTAACACAGTTTCAAGCACAAGCTTATAAAGAGCTATTACCTGCACAAGGCCCAATAAAAACACAAATAGTAGGCAGAAGAGATGCTGAAACAGAAATGCAGTCTGAAAGAGTGTGTGAATTTATGAATTATTACATCATGAATGAGATGCCTGAGTATGACCCTGATTTAGACCAATTGTTGTTCTATCTACCGTTATCAGGTAGTGCTTTTAAGAAAGTGTATTACGATGCAGCCAAAAATAGGCCTATGTCCAAGTTTATTCCTGCAGAAGATTTGCTTGTACCTTATAACGCAACAGACTTATTATCAGCAGAAAGAGTTACTCATGTAGTCTCTATGAGCAACAATGAAGTAAGAAAAATGCAGTTATCAGGATTTTATGCTGATGTAGACTTAAATGATAACGAGTCTGTAATTAGAGATAACATAGACAAAGAAATAGACAAAATACAAGGTGTTGAGCCTGATTACAGTGATGATGAACAAAGAAGAATATACGAAATACACACTGTTGCAGAAATAGAGGGGTTTGAGGATGTTGATGATATGGGTGAGCCGACTGGTTTAAAAATACCTTATATCATTACTATAGATGACTCATCGCAACAAATATTGTCTATTAGAAGAAACTATGTGCCTGAAGACGTATACAGAAACAAAATAAATTATTTTGTACAATACAAGTTTTTACCGGGACTTGGTTTTTACGGACTAGGTTTATCACACATGATTGGTGGCTTATCTAAAGCCTCTACATCAATATTAAGACAGTTAATAGATGCAGGAACATTAAGCAACCTGCCTGCAGGTTTTAAAGCAAGAGGAATTAGAATAAGAGACGAAGCCTCACCCTTACAGCCGGGAGAGTTTAGAGATGTAGATGCACCCGGCGGAGCATTAAGAGATTCTTTAATGCCATTACCTTACAAAGAGCCAAGCAATGTTTTATTTAGCTTACTTGGTTTATTAGTAGATTCAGGCAAAAGATTTGCAGCTATAGCTGATATGAATATCGGTGATAGTAATGCAGCAATGCCTGTTGGAACGACAGTAGCTCTTTTAGAAAAAGGCACCAAGGTAATGAGTGCTATACATAAAAGATTGCACTATGCACAAAAAAATGAATTTAAAATATTAGCAAGAATCTTCCAAGAGTTTTTACCACCTGTCTATCCATACGAAACAGGAAGCGGCTCTAAAGAAGTAAAAGTAGAAGATTTTGATAACAGAGTAGACGTAATACCGGTATCAGACCCTAACATTTTCTCTATGAGCCAAAGAGTTATTATGGCTCAAGAGCTATTAACAATGGTTCAATCAAACCCTGAATTACATGGTCCACAGGGTATTTATGAGGCTTACAGAAGAATGTATGCAGCCTTGGGCGTAGATAATATAGAAACTTTACTTATGCCGCCTGCTGACAATACACCAAAACCTGTTGATGCAGGTATAGAAAATAGTGGATTATTGCAAGGAATACCACAACAGGCGTTTCCTGAGCAGAACCATGAAGCACATGTAGAGGCACATAAAACACTATTTTTAACACAAGCTGTTATGATGAATCCACAGCTTCAATCTGTAATTATTGCTCATGTAATGCAGCATTTACAATTTATGGCTAATCAAATGGCTGAACAACAAATGCCACCTGAAGTACAACAACAGATACAAGGTATGTTGCAACAAGCACAACAGGCAGACCCACAAACGCAAGCAGGCATGCAACAGCAAATACAGGGAATTATAGAAAGCTTTAGCTCTCCTATTCTTGCTCAATTATCCAATGAATTTTTAACTTCAGTACAACCACCACAGCAAGACGACCCACTTGTTGCAATAAGACAACAAGAACTTGGATTGCGTGACAAAGAAATTGAAATGAAGAACCAACAATTTATGGCTAAAGAACAACAAGATGCCATGGAAAGCGGTACTGAGCTTCAATTACAACAACAAAAAGCTGACCAACAAGCTTTAATTGGTAATGAAAAAAATGATATTGCCAAACAAAGACTACAGCAACAAGCTGAGTTAAAACTAATAGACTTACAAGCGAGGATGAATAAATGACAAGTTCAATTAACGAAAAAATAGTAGCACAAATAAAACAGAAAAAAGCTGAAATAAAAGCAGCAGAAGCACCAAAGGTTGAAGAAATTGCACCAGTGGTTGAAGATGCAAAAAGAGCTAGAGACGATAAAGGTCATTATATAGCAGACGACCTATCTACTCCTGATGTTAATGAAGCATGGGAGGGTGGTAAGGCACCAAAGAAAAAAGCTAAAAAGACTGTTGCAAAGAAAAAAACAACAGCAAAGAAGAAAACAGTAGCCAAAAAAACTACTAAAAAGAAAACCAAATAAGGAGTAACTATGAAAGCAAAAACTTCCATCACAATAAAAGGTCAAGGAAGCATTGCCTTGTCGCAACCAAAAAAGGTAAAAGTGGACACAGCACATAAACCGGGTTATGGCAAAGGAGTAAGCAGAGGTAAAGGAGCTGCATTACGAGGCAATAAGTTTAACGGCATATTTTAAAATATGGATAGGTATGATTTTATTCATGCTCTCCGTAAAGACTTAAATCAAAGAGAGGAGCAAATTAAGGATATCTTAATGTCAGGTGGCATTAAAGATATGGAAAAATATCAATTTTTAATGGGTGAAATATCTGCATTATCCTATATTCATGATAAGATAAAAGAACACTTACATGAAAAAGGAGATTTGAATGAATAGTGAAGCAGAGAAAAAAGTTGATGAGAAGATAGAAGAGGAAACTATTAACTTAGACAAAGCTTTTGTTGAAGAGGACAACAGAGTTTTAGACCCCAGTTTATTAGATAAAAGTATTCTTGAAAGGATGCCTCAACCAACTGGTTGGCGCATGTTGGTACTCCCCTATAAAGGTAAAGGAGTATCAGAAGGTGGAATCCAGTTGGTAAAGGAAACCATTGATAGAGAAACCCTAGCAACCGTTGTTGCCTATGTTGTAGCCATGGGTCCTGATTGTTATAAAGACACAAAAAGGTTTGCAAAACCTTGGTGTGAAAAAGGACAGTGGATATTAATAGGTAGATATGCGGGTTCTAGGTTTAGGTTGGCCGATGAAAGCGAAGTCAGAATTTTAAATGATGACGAAGTCATAGCCACTATTTTAGACCCTGATGACATTGTTTCAGTATAAGGAGAATATATATGAACGAAATTAATAATGAAAATCAAGTGGAAGCAGAAGATATTGTTGTAGATGTAGAAGATACACCTATTAACGAAGAACCTGTAAACGAAACCGACTCAGGCGGAGACGATGAACTTGATAAGTACACTAAAGGTGTATCAAAAAGAATAAACAAGCTGAATGATAAAATTCGTATAGCAGAACAAAAAGCTGCTGAATATGAATCCAAATACACACAGCTTTCAAGCGAATATAACTCAGTTAAAAGTAGAGCTAATGTTTTAGACAAAAGCTACACTGAGGAATATGAGAATCGTGTTAAATCTCAAAGGCAACAAGCAGAAGATTTATACAGAAAAGCAAGAGAAACTAACGACCCTGACCTAGAGGTAAAAAGCGTTGAACTTTTAAACAAGGTTTCTTTAGAAGAAGAAAGAGTCAGATTGGCTAAAGTACAGCTTCAAAGCCAAGAAGAACAGAGTTTTAAAAATGTGCCACAAAGTGTACAAAATGTGCCACAACAAGTGTATGATAAACCTAAGCCTGATTCTAAAGCAGTTGAATGGCAAAAAGAAAATGACTGGTTCCAACAGGACAGAGTCAAGACATACACTGCAATGGGTATTCATGAGGACTTAATAAACGAAGGTTTTGACGGTCATGATAATGAATATTATGAAGAATTAGACAAAAGACTTACAAAGGTTTATCCTGAATTAAGGAAAAAACCTGAAGGCGTATCAAAAGATACCAACTCAACTGTGCAAAGAGTTGCTTCTGCTTCCTCCGGAAGTCGCCAAGGAACACAAGGGAAGAAAAGCGGTATTAAAATTAATTCTAACCATGCTTCCGTAAAGAGCAATTTGAAACCTTACGGAATGTCACAAGAAGAGTGGCTGAAAAGAGTAGGTAAAGAAATGATTAAACTTGAAGGAGCAAAATAATGGACATAGATGCAATTGAAAATACAACACGCCAATCTCGTGATGACGAGCAACACGATAAAAACGCTAGAAGAAAACCATGGCAGCCTGCGAGGATGCTTGAAACTCCGCCTGCTCCTGAGGGATATCAATACCGATGGATTAGGTCAGAGTATGTAGGTGTAGAAGACAGAAACAATGTTTCTGCTAGAATGAGAGAAGGATGGGAATTTGTCAGACAAGACGAAATACCTGATTTCCCTTTACCTACAATAGAGCATGGAAGACACGCAGGAGTCATATCAGTAGGTGGTTTGATATTAGCAAAAATACCTAGCGAAACTGTTAAAGAAAGGAACGAGCATTATAAACAAAAAAATGTTCAACAGAACGAAGCTTTGGATAATACAATGTTCAATGAAGTTCAAGGAAATAACAGGTACGTTAAATATGATTCTAATAGAAAATCTAATGTATCATTTGGAAAAAAAAGGTAGGATAAATTATGGCGAATAAAGACGCTTCATTTGGTCTTAAGCCTGTAAGAATGATGGGTGGCTCACCCTATTCAGGCGGACAAAGCCGTTATAGAATAGCAGCAAACTACGGAACAAGTATTTTTCAAGGCGACCTAGTAATGCAAGTTACTGGTGGTGGTGTTGAAATCCACGCAGATGGTGGAACAGTTCCTATAGTTGGCGTATTCAACGGTTGTATGTACACAGACCCAACAACATCAGAGCAAATATTTAGTAATTATTACCCTGCAAGCACTAACGCTTCAGACATAATTGCTTTTATACATGACGACCCTAATACGGTCTTTGAAGTCCAAGCAGACGACACTTTCCCAGTGGCTGACTTGTTTGGTAACTTTGATATCGTCTATACAAACTCAGGAAGTACCTATACTGGTATCTCAGGAGCAGAGTTAGACGTAACAACAGGCGCAACTGCAACAAGTTTGCCGCTAAAAGCAATTGACATTAGTCAAGACCCTGATAACTCAGACGTTGCTTCAGCAAACACAAATGTTCTAGTTGTAATTCAAAATCACATAGCAGGCGTTAAAGGCGCAGGCTTAGCATAAGGAGTAATTAGATGGCTATTTCACGCGCACAATTGGCGAAAGAACTGGAACCCGGTCTAAATGCACTTTTTGGACTTGAATATGACGAAAACAATGAAGAATACAAAGAACTATATTCTATAGAAGACTCAGATAGAGCTTTTGAAGAAGAAGTGCTTGTAGTTGGATTTGGTGCAGCTCCTGTCAAGGAAGAGGGTGCAGGCGTTAACTTTGATAATGCTTCAGAAGGATATACAGCAAGATATACACACGAAACTGTGGCTCTTGCTTTTGCTTTAACTGAAGAGGCAATCGAAGATAATCTGTATGACCAATTAGGTAGAAGATACACAAAAGCATTGGCACGTTCAATGCAGCACACCAAAGAAGTAAAAGGAGCAAACGTATTAAACAATGCGTTCGATGCTAACTTTGCTATTGGTGATGGACAGCAATTAATATCCACAGCACATCCGTTAGCGGGTGGTGGAACAGCTCGTAACAGAGCTACAACAATGGCTGACTTAAATGAAACTTCACTTGAAGATAATATAATTGATATATCAACATTTGTTGATGACAGAAACCTAACTATTGCAGTTAGACCTGATAAATTAATCGTCCCACCACAATTAACATTTATTGCGGATAGACTTTTAAATACTCCGGGTAGAGTGTCAACAGCAGATAATGACATTAACTCAATTAAAAACCAATCTTCAGTACCAAATGGATTCAGCGTAAACCATTATCTGAATGACCCTGATGCTTATTTTATTATGACATCGGTTAATGCAGATGGAGAAGGTCTAAAAATGTTCAACAGAACAGGAATGGAAACTTCTATGGAACCTGAATTTTCAACAGGTAACATTAGGTACAGAGCTAGAGAAAGATACTCATTCGGTGTCTCTAACTGGCGTGGAGTTTTTGGTTCTCAAGGAGCTTAAGGTTCTTAAAACCAATAAGGGGAGCTTCGGCTCCCTTTTTTTATTGTTTAAACTAATATACAATCAGAGGACTAGGATTAATTAACTTGTTTTACCAACTGACCTAGCAGACAAGCCAAGATGGTAAAACTTATTTCCTTAGGAGGAAATTATGGCAAATACAACATTTAGCGGTCCGGTAAGGTCCGAAAATGGTTTTGAGACTATTTCAAAAAACGCTACGACTGGCGTAGTTACAATCACAAGTGGCAATAAAATGTCAGCAGAAGCTGTTGGCGGTGCGGGTATAGAAGGCACAGCAGCAGTATATGTTACTCAGGTAGAACGTCTAAAAAGTGATACCGATACCAACGTAAACATTGTTAAAACAAAAATTATGATTGATTTAACAGGTTTAAGAGATGGTGGTACTGCAGGCGATATTATTGGTAAAGATGGTTCAGGCGTTGCTTACATTGGTCAGGTGACTACTGTAAACCAAGGAACTGTTTTTGGAGTTACGATGACTTGTTTAGAAACCCCTGCAGGCGGTGGTACAGATATAGATTTATACTCTGCTACTGAAGGCACAGGTGTTAATGACACAGCTATTGGTGATTTAACAGAAACACAAGTTATAAATGCAGGTGCAGCTTCAGCAGGTACTATGGTAGCAGGTGGAGACATTGCAGCAGACCAATATTTATATCTTGTAGGCCAAGGTACAGGTCATGCAGCTTATACAGCAGGTCGTTTCTTAATTGAGATAACTGGCTACGATATCGCATCATAAGGAGTAAATTATGGCAGACGCAGTAACATCAACAACAATAGTGGATGGTGAAAGACTGGCTGTAATTCAACTTACAAATACTTCTGATGGCACAGGAGAATCTGCGGTAACGAAAGTAGATGTAAGTGCTTTAAGCTCAAGTAGTAATGGACAGGCTTGTACAGGCGTAAAGCTTGCAAAAATTGTTTATTCTACTTTTGGTATGAGTGCAAGACTATTATGGGTTGCCGATACCAATACTGTATGTTGGGACTTAAATTCTGACTATGCAGACTCGGAAGATTTTACTGAGTTTGGCGGTATTCTAAATACTGCTGCAGCTAGTGGAAAAACAGGTGATATAGCTTTAACCACAACAGGTCATACCAGTGGTGATACCTATGTCATAGTTCTTACGCTAATTAAAAACTACGGTTAAAATTTGTAATGGCAGCTAAAAAGCCAAGAAAAAAAGCCAAGCCTATAAAAAAAACGACTGGAAAGGGCGGTAATTACCGCCCTACCAAGTCCGGTGCAGGCATGACCAAAAAGGGTGTAAAAGCTTATAGAAAAGCTAATCCCGGGTCAAAACTCAAAACAGCCGTAACAGGCAAAGTTAAAAAAGGTAGCAAAGCCGCAAAAAGACGCAAGTCTTATTGTGCAAGGTCGCTTGGACAATTAAAGCGTAGCTCTGCTAAAACTAGAAATGACCCTAATTCAAGAATTAGGCAAGCAAGAAAAAGGTGGAAGTGCTAATGGCAAAATCAAGCGTACCAAGTAATGTAACGAATAAAAGTTTATATAGCCGAGTAAAATCAGAAGCAAAAAGAAAATTTGATGTGTACCCGTCTGCTTATGCAAACTCATGGCTTGTAAAAACATACAAGAAAAGAGGTGGTAAATATTCAGGAGCTAAAAAAGCTGCAACAGGTGGTATTATTGAAAAAGGTAATAACGGTTTTATTGCTCGTGGCTGTGGAGCTGTAATGGAACCTCGTAGAAAAACAACGAAAATGCGTGGCAGGTAATGGGTTTAGGTAAGTGGTTTAAAGAAGAGTGGGTCGATATAGGTTCGCCAAAAAAAGGTGGTGGCTATGAGAGTTGTGGTAGAAAAAAAGCCAAAGGCTCTAAAAGAAAATATCCTAAATGCGTACCCAAGGCCGTTGCTAATAGAATGTCTAAGTCAGAAAAAAAATCAGCAGTAAGTAGAAAAAGGTCAAAAAAACAAGGAGTTGGCGGCAAGCCAACCAATGTAAAAACATTTGCAAAATGATTACGCAAGCTTCTATTCAAGAAGAAATAAGAGATTGGTCTAAAGAGGTTTTAGAAACCGAAGACCCTGTATGTCCTTTTGCTAAAAAAACGTGGGAAACAGAAAAAGCAAACGTAGTTTTGTCTAAGTGTATTTACTGGACAGATTTAATTGATATAAGCAAAGATTTTCCTAAAGATAAGGATGTTGTCATATATTGTGATTTAAACATGGATGTTGATGCTTTTCATTTTGATAGCAGAATATTGATGTTAAACTCTTATCTAAAAGAGCATAACCTATGGGTAATGGGCTTTCATCAAGACCATGAAGCTAAAGAAGTGGTAGAGCAAGAACACTTTGAGCCGCATTTTGAAGAAAGCTATAATATGGTCTTTATGCAAAGATTAGATGAATTAAACAAAGCGTCTGAAAGATTGCAAAAAATAGGTTATTATAATAATTGGAATGTAGAAGATTTCCAAAATATTTTAAATAGAAGGAGTAAATAATGGCAAAATCATTAAAAGGTTTAAAAAAATTAGTAGGCAGCTTATCAAACTCAGATAAGTCTGAATTAGCTAAATCCATGAAAGATAGCAGTGTTGTTAAAATGGCAGGCGGTGGAGCTATGCCAAAATCAGGTGTTGTTAAAATGATGGGTGGCGGTAAAGCAGGCGTTAAAAAAATGCGTATGGGCGGTAAAGCAGGCGTTAAAAAACTTGGTAGAGGCGGAAAACTTAAGAAGTAAATTATGGCAGTATCAGGCTCAAAAAACTTTGAATTAGATGTAGCTGATTACATTGAAGAAGCATTTGAAAGATGTGGATTAGAGCTAAGAACTGCTTACGACCTTAAAACAGCTAGAAGAAGTTTAAATTTATTGTTAGCTGAATGGGCAAATCGTGGTCTTAATCAATGGACTATACAAGAAAAAACAATAGCTATGGTTGCAGGTACAACATCTTATAATGTTGACTCAACAAACAGCACTGCAGCAATTGATGTGCTAGATGCTTTTATGAGACAAACTGTAAATTCTGAAAACTCAGATATACAGATGACTAGGTTATCAAGAAGTGATTACTCAGCCGTACCTAACAAATCTACAACAGGCACACCTTTACAGTTTTTTGTTGATAAACAAATATCACCAACAATAAGTGTATATCCAACCCCGGATGCAAGCAGCACATACACAGTACACTTAAACGTGCTTACAAGAATGGATGATGTAGATGCAGCTACTAATACATTACAGCTACCATTTAGGTTTTATCCATGCCTAGCAGCAGGTCTTGCTTACTATATATCAATTAAAAAGAGTCCTGATAGAACTGGATTGCTGAAACAGATATATGAAGAAGAGTTCCAAAGAGCTTTAGACACAGATGAAGACAGAGCATCTTTCAGCATAACACCTGACATATCAAGCTATAACATTGCATAATGGCTTTTGCATCTAACAAAAACGCTTACGCAATTTGCGATAGATGTGGCTTTAGATATGGCCTTAGAGAGCTACGCAAAGAATGGAACGGTTTAAAAACATGTCCTGAGTGCTATGAATCCAAACACCCACAATTAGAACCAGTAAAAAATGTAGTAGACCCACAGGCGGTTAGAGAGCCAAGGCCTGACACAAGTGTTTCTCCAACAAGTTTTATTGTGTATACCAATTACGACTTAGGCATTATAGGAAAAAAATTAACTATTCCTGACAGCATGACAAGTGCTTTAGGTACAGTTACAATAACAACATCATGAGTTTTACATTAGCTACACTCAAAACTACGATACAAGATTACTTAGAGTCTGATGAGACTACTTTTGTTAATAATTTAAACACTATAATTTTACAAGCAGAAGAAAGAATACTTAAATCAGTCCAAATACCTGACCAAAGAAAAAATGTGCAGGGCAATGTCTCACAGGACAATAGATTTTTAACAACACCATCAGACTTTTTAGCACCATTTTCTTTGGCTGTAATAAGCTCAAACAATTATGATTACTTAGATTTGAAACATAATTCTTTCATAAAAGAATTTGTTACTGACACTACAACAAGAGGCAAGCCAAGATATTACGCAATATTTGACCAAACAAGTTTTGAAATAGCTCCTGTTCCTGACACAAACTATTCTATGGAGTTGCATTATTTAGCACAGCCTGCATCATTAACAGCAGGCGGAGACTCAGGAACCACATATTTATCTACAGATGCACCTGACACCCTGCTATACGGTTGTTTATTAGAGGGTGCAGTATTTTTAAAACTAGACCCAAACGATATTGGTTTATATGAAGCAAGATTTAAAGAAAGTTTACTAAGATTAAAGAACCTAGGTGAAGGAAGAGATACTAGGGATGAAATGAGGTATGATTCGCTAAGAACAAATGTAACATAAGTTTCAGTTAAGGAGAGATAATATGAAACCAATCAAAAAACTAAAAGGTAAAACTGTAGCTATTGTCGGTCTAGGCAAAAGTTGGTTTGACTACAACCTAGCAAAATCACACAGCGTAAAGTTTGATGAGGTGTGGGCAATTAATGCTGTAGCCTCAGTAATATTTCATGACCGTGTATTTATGATGGACCCACCAAGTAGGTTTCTTGATACACAAGATGCAGGCGGACAAACTGACTGCATGAAAGAGCTACTAACAAATCACAACAAGCCTATCTATACATGTGAAAACGATGCAAGGTGTAAAAACCTTGTTGAATATCCTGTACAAGAAATAGTTAAAGAAACCAATTGTCATTATTTAAACAATACAGTGGCTTATGCTGTTGCATTTGCTTACTGGAATGATGTGGCTAATATTAAGTTATTTGGTATAGACTTTACATACAAGAACAACCTATATTTTGCAGAAGCAGGTAGAGCTTGCGTTGAGTTTTGGCTAGTAAAGTGCATGGAAAAAGGTATACAAGTTGAGGTAGCATCTAGTAGCTCATTGCTAGACACTAACATACCGGGCGAGCAAAGACTGTATGGATATCATCGTTTAAAAGACCCTTATGTGCCTGTTCAGGGTAAAGATGGATTAGAAGTAAAAAAAATAAGCGAGCTTAAAGTTCAAAAAAAACAAATACTGCCGCAAATTGCAGACAGGTATGATAGTCACCTAAAAGCTCCCGAGCCAAACAAATGGTAATCAAAATAACACCTGATGGTGTGCCTGAGTTGGGCATGGTGGAAGTGGCTACAACTAAGTTTGGCGGCCATCCGCCTGAGTTTTGGGCAAAGCAATTAACAGAAAAAATAGTTGGTTTTTCAGACGATAATGAAGAACATGTAAAAGCACAGGCTAGAGCCTACCAAGATTTAATTTACCAAGTATGTTTGATATATATTAAAAATGCTTTAAAATCTTATAAGGCTACCTTAATACAAGATTTATCTAGTGGGGGTAGCGAAGATTTAGCAAAAATAATAAAAGGTATTTAATATGGCAATTACATCTACTCTTACAACAAGCTTTAAAGTAGAGCTTTTGACAGGAACACATAACTTTACTAATTCTAGTGGTAACAGCTTTAAACTGGCTTTATATACAAGTTCAGCTACCTTAGGTGCTACTACTACTGCTTTTACTACAACTGGTCAAGCAAGTGGTACTAACTATACTTCAGGCGGAGCTGCATTAACTAATGTAACGCCGTCAGCTACTGGTACTACTGCAGTAACGGATTTTTCTGATTTAACATTTAGTACAGCAACGATTACAGCTAGAGGCTGTATGATTTACAACGATACTAATAGTGATAAATCAGTAGCAACCATTGACTTTGGTGGAGATAAAACTTCTACTGCAGGTGATTTTACTATTGTATTTCCTGCTAAGGCAGCAGCCACAGCTATTATAAGAATAGCTTAGAAGATGAAACATGCCGTTTGCAAAGTTTCAATTTAAAGCAGGAATAGACAGAGAAGGAACCAGTTACACTAATGCAGGTGGTTGGTTTGATGCTTCTCTTGTTAGGTTTCGTAAAGGCTTTGTAGAAAAAATAGGCGGTTGGACAAAACAAACCGCTACATCATTTTTAGGTACATGTCGTAACCTATTTCCATGGATATCATTAGAAGGTAATAAATACTTATATATCGGCACGCATTTAAAAGCATACATACTTGAAGGCACAAGCTTAAACGACATAACTCCTATAAGAGCAACAACAACCAATGGTGTAACTTTTGCTGCGACAAACGGCTCTGCAACTATTACAGCAACAGATTCTACTCACGGAGTTGTGGTTAATGACTTTGTTACTTTTAGCGGTGCGACAACTCTTGGCGGCAATATTACTGCAGCCGTTTTAAATCAAGAATATCAGGTCGTATCAGTACCAAGTGCAAATACATTTACCTTTACAGCAACGGCTACAGCAAATGGTAGTGATACAGGAAATGGCGGCTCAGGAGTTGATGCAGCTTATCAATTAACTGTAGGTTTGGATGTGTTTATACAATCTACAGGATTTGGTTCAGGTACTTGGGGTCAAGGTGCTTATGGAGCTTCTACAAGCTTAAGCTTTGCTAACCAATTAAGATTATGGTCATCGGATAACTTTGGTGAAGATTTAATATTACACCCTAGGGGTGGCGGTATTTTTTATTGGGATGAATCAGGTGGCACTGCAGCAAGAGCTGTAAATATTACTACGCTTGCCGGAGCAAACTTATCACCTACAGTTGGATTACAAACCATAGTTAGTGATACAGATAGACATGTTATTGTATTGGGCGCAGACCCAGTATCAGGTGGTGCAAGAACAGGCGTTGTT